CATATCATCCAACACAAATAGTCCAGAACTGGTCTTGGAGAAGATGCACAATGCATTTCCGGATTATGAAAAAAAGTTTACATGTGCTCCAACAAGCTCTCCGATGGAATTATAAATAGGTTGCAATTTAGTTTAAATATTCATATATTAAACAAACCAAAAACACATATGGCAATGAACAATAGTAAACTTGTTTTTGACATTGAAACTGTCCCACTGGAAAAAGAAGAACTATCCATAATACAAAAGGAAGAATTGGAAAAAAAGGTAGGACGATATTTAAATAATAATCCTGATACCGAAGAAGAAAAAGCGAAAAGACTGATAATGGGTACAAACCCATACTTTGGAAAGATTGTGGTAATAGGGTTAAAGGCTACATCTGGTGGAAAATCTAGTACAAAGTCTTTAGTCGGAGAAGAACATGATATCTTAACGGCTTTTTGGAATATTTTAAAATCATTCAATGGATTGTTTGTTAGTTATAACGGCTTACCATTTGATGTACCTTTTATTTTAAAAAGATCTATGGTACATAAATTATTACCTACCTCTTCAGCCTTTCTTGATACACGCCGATTTCAAAAATATCCACATTTTGATGTATGTGCGGTGCTATCAGATTTTAATAACTTTCACAAAGTAACACTACGTCTTGCTTGTGAACATTGCGGACTCCCTTCTCCAAAAGAAGGAGATATCTCAGCAGAGAACGTTTATGATGCTTTTCTTGCTGGACGTATATTAGAGATCGCAGAGTATTGTGAAAGAGATCTAGATTCCACTGATGCTCTTTACAACGTTGTCAAAAATTATACATTCAAACCATCATTTAACCGATAATAAAAAAAATGAGTATGTTTCAGAAAGCGGAAGAGCGTGCCCAACGTTTAAAGCTATATGTATATGGCGCTACCGGGACCGGGAAAACCGTAACAAGTTTACATTTCCCGAATGTAGCCATGATTGATACTGAAAAAGGGTCTGAGCACTACGGTGAACACTTCAATTTTCATCGTATCCCGACTCAGGATCCAAATAAAGTACACGCAGCTATTGACGAATTACTGGAAAACCCAGGTGATTTTAAGACATTCGTTATAGACCCTTTTACGCACATCTACGATAATATCATAGATGGGTATATTAAGAAACAGAAATTGAAAACAGGCAACAATGACTACGAACTTCAGCCACGTGACTATCAGTTTATAAAGGCGGAAGTAAAACTATTAATTAAAAAATTACTTTCACTGGATATGAACGTGATAGTCACAGCACCAAGTAAGGTGTTATATTCAGCTGATAAGGACGAATTCATGAAAGTAATTGGCACGCAAGCCGAAGGTCCAAAACAACTGCCGTTTATGTTTGATGTAGTTCTAGAACTACAAGAAGAAGACGGAAAACATATGGCATACATTAAAAAAGACAGGACCAACAAATTACCAAAAAGCTTCGAATTTAATTATGGATCTTTTTCTAAATATCTTGGAATCAAAGGTCTAGAACGAGAGGCTGTAGTATTCAATCAACAAAAAGATTTGGCCAGCAGAAATGAAAGGACGGTTGAAATCACGTACAATAAGAAAACACTCTTGACTGCCGGTATTCAATCAGAAACATTGGGCAAACTAGAAAAATTGGTGAGAGGTAAAAAAGGTTTGCAAGAAGAAATGACAAATAAACTAAAGAGAGATTATATGGTAACATCACCGCTCGATCTTCGAGAAGATGAAGCACAGATGTTAGTAGACGATCTAAATGAATAACAAAACCGACAAAACAATATGGGATTTAATGTAAAAAAAGGGTCTGAGAATGCTCAAGGACCCATGGAAGCACTACCTATGGGCAGATACCCGATTAGGGTAACAGACGCAGAATTCGGAACAAGCGGAAATGGTAACCCAAAAATCGATGTAACCTTCGTGGTAATATCAGGCGATTATAAAAATAGGAAACTATGGAACACATTCACTCTAACAGAAAAAGCTATTGTGTTTCTTGGATCTTTCCTAAAAGCATGCGGAAGTGACCTTATTGAAAGTGAGGATATCGAGGGACCAGCTTTAGCATCGGCTCTTGTAGGATTAGCCTGTACAGCCTATACAGAACCCAGCAAAACACCTGCCGGGAATCCAAAAAATGAACTTAAAAATTGGGCTAAATTGGAAGGCAGCGAATCACCTGATTCAGAAGTAGATGCGTTCAATTTTGATTAAGCTATAACTGATTAGGGGAGCTGTTAATCACAGCTTCCCGAATCTTTACTAATCAGGAAAAAAATATGAAAAGTCTATTTAGCAACGAAAGACAAAAAATTTTTGAATTACAACTCGATAAACCAGTTGATCCGTTTGCAGTATATAGGATCACTTTAAAATACGAAAGTAACAGCAACTATACTGCTGCTGCATTCTTATCATATATGGACAATAAATTAATATCGCAATTTGCTTGCGAATTAATATTCAAGAAGGGTAAACATGAAATAAACTTCAATATCATAATCGATGGATACCTTACTCCAAGCAACACCAGTGTTATCTTACTACATATTAACTCTAAAGAATTGTCCGGATTTACATTAGGTCGCGGATTAACGGACGCTATACTACCCACCCATGAAATAGGTTCTTCATTAGAAATATTTACAGACACAATTAAAATAAACAAAGTGTTTGATTTGAGAGTTCACTTAGCCCAAAAAAAGTATGAAATGTTAAATATGAAAGGCGACATTGATAACACTACACCTATAATATTACAAGGATATTATTTAAGAGAGGATGGTCTTGGAGCACACCTTCCAAATTTAATAGAAAACGTATTTTATAACCATAAAACAATTAGTTTCAATAGACAGCCAAATAGACACCAATTGCACTTTTCATTCATTAGTAATTTAAAAGATTTCTCAAAGGACGAGCTAGATCTATATGAACGGGATTTTAAATGGATGCGATTCTATTATTCCCGTGAAGGTATCTTTAGAGTTAATCCCTCTCAATTTCAGAATGCAAAATTTATTCATGTAGGTGGGTTTGATTTAGATGCCACGAGTATATACTCAGATTTACAAACATTGAAAGCCATGAAGAAGTTTATTAACGCGGAAACCTGTATGTACCTAATGTGGGAAAGTACCGGCGTGCATAAAATTAAGGAATTAATAAACGCTTTTGATAAAGTGGTAGTAACAAATACATGGTTAAAAGACCTCATCGAATCTGAACTTGGTCATGAAAAAGTTTTTAAAGTACCACACATAGCAAAATATTATGAGCAACCAAGTGAAGGCTCCGGAGATACTTTTAATTTTGGATATTCTGGTGGGCTGTGGGAAAGAAAAGGTGTTGACACAATCATTCATTCCTTTAATAAGATAAAAGAAGATAATGACAGACTACGACTCCACTCAAGAGAGTTTGTTAATATTCCACAGATGGTAGAGAAAATGAAGAATATCATCAAAAGGGATCATAAAGGAATAGACCTAAAAAATAGAACTTTAAATAATGCTGAATACGCCTCTTGGTGGAATACTTTAAATTGCTATGTATTTATATCATCTGGTGAAGGCTTTTCTATGACTCCGCGGCAGGCGTTACTACAAGGTATACCAGTAATATTATCAAAAAATACCGCACATTTAGATTTAAAGAATGTTCCCGGAATCTTATGGGTAACTTGTGAAAAACAGAGCGGAGCTTTATTTAGCGGACAACCAGAAGCTAATTTAGATGCTGGTGATCAATTCATAGCTAAACAAAGTGAAGTTATTGAGCAAATGTTAAATGTAAAGAAGAATTACGACTATTGGAAATCTGAAGCTAAAAAGGGAGGCGAAATAATCAGAAAGCAAACAGCCCCAGATGTTATAAAAAAGGGATGGGAATCTATTTTGTTTGAACACTAATCATAATATATTTTCGGAACAAATCAATAAGTTGTAAGTTAAACTCTTATGGCAAATGACTTAGAAAAAATAGCAAATTATCGTAATATACAATACCGCAAAAAGCTAGAAGCTTTAATTTTGAATATTCCGGTTCCAGTTACTATCACACGCCGAGGTTTCGTAGCAAAAAAATCTACAGTAGATTTCGCTGGGTTAGTTAAAGGTGGAACATTTATTGCGTACGATGCAAAAGAGTGTATGTCTAAAACAAGTTTCCCATTAGCTAATATCAAGGATCACCAATTAACATATCTCAGAATGGTACGGGATATGGGTGGTATCGCGTTTTTTATGATACACTTTAAAGCTGTGTACTCCAATAAAGTTTTCTTAACACCTATAAGTTTTGTAGATACTTACTGGCTAGGAAATGGTCGCAAATCTATGCCTATAAAAGAATTTAAAAGCGAGTTATTAGTTGACATAAATGACTACTTACACCACGCTTTATTACTATTTAAAAAAGGGAAATTATAAATGATAACAGCTAAAGATGTAGCACGTTTACTTAATATACACACTGGGGAAATCACAAACCTCGCCGGTAGTGCATGGGCTCCAGGAGATTATAATCCGTTGCAAGTAATAGCTCCTAAAACAGGGAGTGGTATGATCGGCTATTTGAAGTATCTTTCTGAAACTGCCCTAATACTCTCTCCTATTATACCTATAGAAAAAGTTAAAGAAGAAACTGAACTCTTAGCCGTAGATACATTAGTGCCGCTAGAAAAAATAGATTTAATTTTTAAATTACCCAACAAATCGGAAGAAAAAAATGACAATAAAAACAAAAAAAGTGATCGCAAGCGCAGCAGCGCTAAAAGTAAGTGACGATGGGTTTAT